TGGTCCAGTGGTTCATTCCTACTTCTCCAGAATCTTCTCCATGCTCCGCACGAGAGACTGATCCTCGACCGGCCCCACCAGCACGTCGCCGTGCTTGAAGCTGGAGTGCCCCTGCTCGCCGTCGTGAGGCAGGAGGCTGTGGCCGCGACTCTTGCTCTCGTCGAGCATCGGCCAAGGCGCTTCGGGATCCGGATTGTCGCGCCAGTCCTGCATCTCATAGTGCGCTTCGAGACCGAGTTGCGCGTAATTCTTGCCAACGGGGTTACTGTTCATAAAGCCTCCCTAGTAGGAAAAGTCAACCGCAGAAACCGCATGACTGAGCGAGAACTGGCTGTTCGCCCCGATCAACGGGAACATCGAATCCAGCATCGACTTGTAGTCCATGATAGCCCGGTCCTCATCTCCGATTAGAGCATCTTGCAGTTGTTGCTGCGCCTTCATGTCGAATTGCTGCGAAAGCTTGGGATCAAAGAATGGATCGTCCTTGCTCAACTTGTGCATCAACCCCTCGGCGATCGCGAAGTTCGTGAAGATCGTAGGCTCCAAGAAGAACGGCGGAAGATCCTCGGGGTTCACCAACTCCGGCCACTGGAGCGTAGCCAGCACTTTGATCTGCCGCGCGCTCGTCGGGCACGGCCAGACCTCCCACTGCATATTGCCGTTCGGATTCGGCCAGGCGCTCACAAAGCACAGCGGATCACTATTGTCAGTGCGCTGCGGATCGGTGATGTCCAACTCCTGCTGAGTGCGCCTCACGTCCAGCGGGATGCCCTGCTGCTGATCGACTACGCCGATGATCTTGCGAATGTTCGGGAACAGCGTGTAGTACATCTTCAGGATGTAGTAATCCACGGCCGTTCGCGGCGTACCTCCCCACGTATTGTCCAGTATCAGGCCTTGGTATCCGTTACTGCTCCACGGGAAGTTGGCCGTCGTCCACGCCTGCATGAGCTGGGCCCAAGTTAAAGTGACATTGGACACCGCGAGAATTGTGAATATCGGATCGTTGTATCCGGTTCTTAGTTGCTGCTGGACTAAAGAAGACTGGGTGACGGTCGCTCCAACGGGATGCGCGAATTGAAAAGCTCCAATAATCGTCGTTAGCCCGAACCCTCCGGTGTTGATCCGCATCACCGGCACCGCCTCGGCGCTCGGAGTCCCGTCATCGATCCACAGGATACTGTCCTGCGTTACGCCCGCGCTTGAAGCGAGTGCAACCTCCTGATACCCCGGCCCAAATACCGGATCCGCGAGAGTCGTATTGACGACGTCATTGGTGGGCCAGGATGCCCCTGATCCTAGCGCAATATTACTACCGGGCGTGAGACTGATGTTTCCGGAGATGGTCTGATTTGGAACCGGGATCACGCCGAGCTTGCGAAGCTCCACCCAGTACGTACGCTTGTTGATGACGTTTCGGATGGCGTTGTTTACCCACTGACGAATTTGTTCTTCGCCGGCCAGGGGGCGCGCGGCTCTCACGCGGCCAACGAGACTATAGAGATTGTCGCTATAGAGTGCCATAAAACCAAAAACCCGCCCGCCTTTTCAGACGGGCGGGAATAGGAGAGAAACAAAAGGACCAGACGTTAGAGCCCTGTATGCACCCGATACGTGAGCTTGCCGATCAGGCTCCCGGCACCGGTAATGAAATCCGCGGTTGGGTTGGCGAAGGCCAATCCCTTATTCAAAACATTGCTCGACAGATTCGTGGCCAAAGCGCCGGCCGCCATGATCATCTGGTTGGCTGCGGGCGAAGTGAGGAATGTAGCAGCGACGGTCGCGGAGGCCAGGACACCGGTTGCGTCCACACCGTAGTACAGCGCTAGCGCTCCACCGTTGGCGAACGCCGCGGTCAGGTAGACATTCTCCAGGACGAGGCTGACAACCTCGATCAGCGTACCGGCTCCCTGTGCGGGAACGATAATCAGCGGAGCGGAGTTGGTCGCCTTTAGCTGAGTGTTATTCAGCGCGAAGCCCATGCGCGTATCGCCGCCAACAGCGGTCCACACGCCTTGCGGTACCGCCGCAGTGCCGGCCGTTACGCATAGCCAGCGCTCTGGTCCGCCCGTAACGGGAGTCACGTTGATGACCACATCGCCTACATTGACCGGCACCCCCACCATGTCGCTGGCCGCGACCGGCGGACCAAATCCGTAATGTACGCGGTGGCCTTCGCCCCTAAGATCGCTCTGCGGTTCGACGATTGCGCCTGTCATTAAAACCCTCCTGCTAACGTGGAGTGGGTGACGGCTGACGTGAATTTCGCCAAACGCCACCACACTCCAGATGAATTCCTTAACGTCATAAAGTCTGTGTACGAATACCGGGTCAGGCCGGGAGCGAAAACGTAGTGCTCACATCAACCCATAGCAAACTGATAGCCACAGCACCCGCCGTCAACTGCGCAAGCGTGCCGCCGGTAGGCGTGAATGCCGCCACCAACTGAGTTGCCGAATACTGGCCAAGCTTAAAGCAGGCAGTTTCCTGGAGTGCGGTATCGCTAACTGCTTGAAAAATATCGAACGCGCTCGTGAATCGAGTCACCGCTCCCGTCACGCCCAGCGACACAGTCATCGCCGTCAACGGCCCGGCGCCGGCAAATGCGATGGAGTGCTTCACTGAGACGCCGAGGATCTTCCCGTTCACCGCAGTAGGGTTGTTCGGGATGAAGAACTTCGAAGTCGGGTTCGTCTGATCGGCGAGCGTGATGTTCTGCACGCCGGAGCCCGCGATCGGGGTCAGGTCCACGTACGAGATCAGAAACTGCGTGTAGCGGATACGGCCGCCGAGTTGAGCTGCGATGTCCTGTTTTACCATGGTCGTCTCCTTAGAACAGAATACCGGCAGTGCTTGTCAACTTGGCGCAGGAGCGGGGGTTGGGCAGCAAGAACTGCGTTCCCACCAGATACTGACCGGCGTAGTCGATGGAGTTCGCGGCTTCCTTGAAGCCAGTGAAGCCCCACATGAACAGCGGCACCTGCGAGAAGTACCACTCCACGTACTCGCTGTTGATCAGCCACATCGCCCCGGTCGTGCCGGTCGGCGCGTAGCGGTCCATGACAACGTCCGCCGCGTTGAAACGGAACGCCTGGAAGCCGGCCTTGCCGACGTCGGTGTTCGTCATGTCCGGGTAGCGCTGCAGCGGCTGCAGCGAGTTCCAGAACAGGTTCCAGCCGTTCGGCGTGGCCGTGATCAGATCCGGGTGATCGGCGCCCCACGATGCTTGCGTGTAAGCGTTTTGCACCGCAGCGAGTTGGAAACTCGTCAGGTTGGCCGTGTAAGCGTTCAGTCCGCCAGGGGTTCCTACCGCCATCACGTCCGAGCGCGTCACGCCGCCGATGGTCGGATACAGGTTTCCGTCATCCACCCATGCGTTCAAGCCCTCGATCTGCAGCGAGCGGCCCGGATCCTGCGATGACAGGAATAGAGCCGTCCCCAGAAGCTCGGCCATGCGGAGAGCCGCGTTCTTGAACTTCAACTCGATCTGGCTGAACACGGCCTCCGGGCCGGTGTTCAACATCGCGTCGAACCCGTACATCGTCAGGTTGACGACGTAGAGTTGCATATTCAAACGCAGCGCCGTTTCCGTCGTCACATAGTCGATGTCGAATGCCTGGCCGCGACCGACAGCATCGCCCCAGAGCTTACCAACGGTGATGACCCGCTGGATCTGCGTTCCGCCCTCGAACTTCTGGGCACGCCGCGTACGCAAGCGCGTGAAGGTCGGAGAGTTTTTGTACACGACTTCCGTCGCCACGGGAGCGATGTAGGTCTTCGTGATCGCGTTTACGTCTGTGATGGGGAGAGCCATGTTTTCCTCTTATTGGACGGTGGTTTTCAGATCTCCGGCCTTGTAGGCCGCTGCGATATTCCTACTGAGGTGCCCGCTTCCAAACTTCGCATCGCCGTTCATCTTGTCGATGGGGTTTTCGCCGGGGTGATCTTCGCGCATCTGGTACGGCGCGACATTCCCGCCGCCTTGATCGTCGGTCGGCGAAGGCACATGCGTTTTCTTCGTCTCCAACTCCGTGCGTTCGGTGGCCAGCGCAGCCCGTTCGATGTCGAGCTTCTTGCGCTCGGCTTCCAGCCGCATCGGCGCCACGTACTGATCGTAGGCCTTGTCCGGGTCCTTCAGGAGTTCTCCCGTGGGATCGGCGAGCATCACCTGGAAAACTCCCGGCAGAAACTTACCGTCCACATCCCCGAATTCCTTCGCCGCCCGCATCGGCAGATGAGCCGTACGCGTGTACAGGTACTCGTAGTTCGCGCCCTGCGTGTCGAGCTTCGTCCCGATCGCCTTCAAGTCGTCGGCCTTGGCGACGTCGCCGGCCTTCACATAACCCTGAGTTTTCAAATGGGCGTCGATCTCTTCGAAAGTCATTGTTCCATCTCCTAAAAATCCGCCCGTGGCGGCCATCTCCGCTACCTTGGCTTCGGCCTGCGCCGCGCGTTGTTCGGCGGCCCACTGCGCCTTCGTCATCTGGTGCTCAGCGTCCCACGCCGTAGCCAACCACCCATCCTTGGGATCGTTCCACTTGGCTAGTTTGGTCTTCGTGTCGGTGAGTTGCGACTGAATGACCTGCACTTCCTGAGCATCGGCGATGTGCGAGTCCAGGTCTGGATACTTGGCTGTGATCGCGGTGATCGCCTCCAGGTCCTCCGGGGCTACTTTCACTTTCGCGGTCAAGATGTCTGCGAATCTCGCCATCGTTTCTCCTACGCCGCCGCCGGCATTGCGTCAGTTGGGGAAGGGGCGCCCTGTGGCTGCACCGGCTGTGCCCCCATCTGCTGCTGCTGTTTCTGGACTTCCTCGTCGACGTCCTTCTCCATGGCCTTGCCGATCTCTACCATCTTGGCCACGTGCTGCATGAGAGAGGGCATCGAAACTTCGGACATCCGGGCGATCTTAAGAACGGAATCGCCGAGCCGGCCGATCTCTTTCTTCATTTCGTTGAGCCCGAGCTTGCCGTAATCTTCCCCGCCCTGCCCCTGTTGGCCCATCGGACCCTGTTGGTTCATGCGGGATATCATGCCCTGCTGCTGGGGAGGTGGTGCCGCTTGCACGGCGCCGGGAGGGGGAGGAGGTATGCCGACTGTCGCCATTCGTTAGTCTGTGGCCTGAGGCGATTTGATATTTCCAGCCTGCGTCTCCCAGGCAAAGTCGTCTCGGTTGTGCGCACTACGAATCTCTTCTACCTGATCGGCTCCGCCCGACTGCATCTCGCCGTTGACCGGGTTGCTGTACGGTGGCCGAATCGAGCGGGTACCGAGTTCGCCGATATCATCCGCTCCGCCCATTTGGTAGTTGGGCGACTTCCTCTCCGCCTGATCGGACGGCCGGTCCATCCCGCCCTTGAGCGGCTCTTCGTCGCTGGAGGTTTGAAATGATCCGCCCTTGGATAACGATTCTTCTCTCATCGAAATTCCTCACTCAGTCCAGAATTGGACTGTACATCAATTTGAAGTGACCTCCGGTAGTCTCGCGGACCCCGGAGGCCACAGCGCGGTTAGCCGCGCGCTTTCTTATGCCGTTTGCGGTTCGCAACTTTTCCGAAGGAAAGCATGACGTGTATCTCCTTTCCGGCGTTAGCCGAGGCCCGATCCGTCGTCGCACAGGGCCTTTATCGTTACGAGGATACGCTTAAAATTCCTCCTATGTCAAACAAAAAGTTTATAGTTGCACGTTTTTGTCTACGGCAATACCCCATTTTCGTTGACTTTAATTATGAGATAATACAACCAAGATGCCGTACAATTACCGAAAAGACCCTCTGTATAAATCGACACACGGATCGTGGCGAAATATGCACTATCGGTGCAAGAATCCAAACTATCCTTGGTTCCGCGACTACGGCGGTCGTGGTATCAAAGTCTGCGAGCGTTGGAATAGTTTTGAAAACTTTCTAGCAGACATGGGCATCAAGCCTGCTGGCCTGACTCTTGAGCGCGAGCACAACGACCGCGACTACGAACCAGGTAACTGTCACTGGGCAACATGGGACGAACAGGGGAGCAACAAGCGGAATACTCGCTTCGTAGAATTTCGTGGAGAGACTATCAGCCTACCTGACTTTTCTAGGAATGTTGGTGTGGCGCGGAAGAGAGTCACCGAGCGCTTACGCCGTGGGTGGACGACGGAAGAGATCGCTATTGCCGGGAACGCCAAATACCGGCCTGCGTCTGTCTAGGCGGCCTGGCCGGTTCTCTGGCCGCGTGTCGTGCGCGGTGTCCTGCCGGCCGCCTGGCCCCCGACTAATCCGGCCTCTCGCTCTTTCATGATGAGCTTGATCTCCGCCGCGACATCGCCGATGTCGGATTTCTTCAGCAAGGTTTCAAGACTCAGGGCGCCGCTTCGGAACAGCGTGAGAGCTTTAACTTGATCGTGATATTTCGCAGCGCCATGCAACGATCCGGGAGCGACGATCAATCTGAATCTCTTCCAGAAAGATTCACGAGCTTGATTCGCCGGCACCATGTTGCTGCAATCCATTTCGTAATCTTGCAGCGTTACGCCATCGATTCCTAGCGCATTAAATCGATCTTTGCGATTGAAAAATTGGATGTAGTGACTTACTGCAATTTTCCCAGCGTCCCGCAGAAACGCTTCGGTGTACGACCCTTCCAGCCTGATCGGAGCCGACTGCGAGTCTCGGATCTGCTCGATGGTATCCCCGCCCGGAACCTGCTTCTTCTTCATCAGACTGTTCGGGTCCATCGATCCCGCGTGCCGATCGAACATCGACAGGATGTAGCGCGAGAACTCGAACACGTACGCCGGCAGGTTCGGCGGGTCGAGCGCGCGCACGTCGCGAATATCTCCGGTGTTGTTGAGCATCATCTTCTGCCCCGGGATCTCGGGGAAGAATCGCTCCCAGTCCGCCGGTAGGACCGAGCCGCGCTTGGCGACGTACGCTTGGTTGATGGCTTTCTTTACCGTGTCGAAGACGCCGGCGGAGATCTCGTTGATGCCCTTGTTGATCGGCAGGAGTGCGCGGTACTTGGAGAGCCCGCCGGCTCCCCATACGATCGGGTCAAGCACGAGTTGCGCGAACGGGAACCCGTCGAACCAATACGGGGTGGTGCTGTCGTAGAGGTCGTAGTCCCCGCCGAAGATCATGAGGCGCTTCCGCGGATACATGCGCTCGCCTGGCTTCACGCGGTACCAGTAGTTGTGATCGTTGATCGAGAAGCGCGGGTCTTTGACGATGACTTCCTTCTGGCTCTCATTCACGCTGAAGTCGTCGATCCAGTACTCTTCCAGTTCTGATACCGGGAAGATGGGGGCCATCGTCGATCGCTGCCACTCGGCCGCCATATCGCGGTTGACGTAGCGCATCGACGGGGAGAGGCGGTTCCAACTGTACTCGTTCATGCCGAGCGGGGCGAACGATGAATTGGACTCTGGTTGATCGCGGCGGTATTGCTTCGAGGAGCGCAGCACCTTCTCGGCGATCTCCTTCCCCCAGCGCGCGTGGAAGTAGGACACCGGCTTGAAGGTTCGGTACAGGATCGCGCTCGACAACTGGAGCTGGCCTGGATTGTTGATCGGCAGGCACGTGTCCATGCCGCAGGTGCCGACGCTGACGCGGCCCGAGGCGCCGTTCACTTTCCAGTAGCCGACTGAGAGTAGCCCGTGGTCTAAGACTTCCGCCAGGCGAAGATGAAGGTCCTCGGTGATCCAGGTGTGCTCGCAGAGCTTCTTTAGGATCTCTGCCTGGGATATGAAGTCCTGGTGAGCGCTGACTGAGATCGTGGGGCGCACGTCCATGTACTGCGCCAGGGTCTCTTTGCGCGCCCGGCTCATGTGGTTGTCGACGTAGCCGGAGCGGAACTTCGGGCGGTCGCGGGGCCACATTCGGCCTTCTATGGCCGAGATGTAGGACTGTAGGTTGGCCCACTCTTTATTATTTTTCTGCTCCCGGAAAGCCTGCTCCCTAGCGGACTGCCTGAAAGTGGCGAGCTTGGTCCGGTAATTGTCCGTGAAGTCTGTCGTTCCAGATTTTATTCGGATGATGGGGCCGCGTGGTGCCTCGACTGGGACCATGGCTAATACTCTAACGCAGTGGTGGACCGAGTGCGCACCGGAGTGGTAATTGCTGTCTCTGGTGCCCAGCCATCATAAATCCTAGTGAAGACTGTAAATTCGTTCAAGCCACGTTCCCTCGCCCATTCGGTGACAGTCTTTGTTTCCCCGCCTATGGTTACTAGATGATTGGTTCTCCGGTTCCTGGCTTGGTCCGTCTGGGTAGCCCACCTCACGTTGCCGGGCTCGTAGTTGCCGTTGTTGTCGATGCGGTCGAGGGAGTGGGCGGGGGAGGGCTTACGGCCCACGCAGTTAATAAATTCTTGAAATGAACTGAAGAGGAATTTAATTCCACGACCGCCGTAGCGGAAGTAGTCTTTGCAGTTCGGGTCAGTGCAGCGAACTCTTGCTCTTCTAAATACCCGGTATTCCACTGTCTGAGTATCGTTGGCACAATGCCCATGCTTGGCGTTTGCGCGCATTCGCGCTTTCGTTAAGCATCCACAACTCTGTTGCTTTCCTCCGGTCAATGTCCCTGATCTAACCTTCTCCGTGGTATTGCCGCAATCACAGAGACATAGCCATAATGACGAGCCGAACTTATCGCGTCCAGCGCGCCGTATCACCGTCAACATTCCAACTCGTATCCCGCTCAGATCTTTAAACATTAGCGGCCTGATCAGATTTTTCCTTGAGGACTTCTTGGCTATTTGCCTCTCTCATATCTTTAGCTTCGGATTCGGCTATTGGAATGAAATCCCTGCCATTTGGGGAAATCCTACCTGGAGAACAGTCCTGCGGCAACCCTAATCCTTCCGCCTTAGCGTACTCCCTTTGCTCCTGAAAAGTAGTGATGAGTTGCGGCTCCGGCTTGCCGCTCTTTGTCCCGTTACGTCTCCAGACCCAATGGCTTCCATCCCCGTGCCCGCCCTCTACTGATCGGTCTAGGTACTTGGATGTAATTGGTCCCGTCCAGACTATTCCGAACCGGCTCACTCTCCGCTCCATCGGATATCCACATGCCGGACAGTCCAGTTCTGGACTGTCAAAGCTACGCGCGAACCATTCAACGACCTTGTCGAACTCCGGGCACTCCGGAGTAATGCAGGAGCTTTCATAGGTCATCCGGGGATATTACCATCTCCTTGCCAGTAATCGTTACCATCTGAGCCTTCGACGTGCGAACTATGCGGCGTCAATGCCAGCAGGATTGTTCGGCAAGCCACCTGAAAAGCGTAGGTCATCTCCTGCGTCGGGAGGTACATCAGACCCATTACGGGTGCAACGTCCAATCCCATCTCTTTAGCCTGCTTCACGAGAGCGCCGAAGGCCACTTCCGTGGCAAATTGAGCCCGCCCATAGTCGGTCAGCTCTGGTTTCGGAATTTCAATTTCCGGCACTAACTCACCGATGTCGTCTGCTGCGTGTTGGCGGTGTCGAAAATCCCGTCGTCGGGATTGTCGTCTTCTTCGTCATCCTCATCGTCGGGCTGTACGGCAGCCGACTTCCGCAGCCGGTCCATGATGTCGGCGGAGGTGAAGTCTTTGTTGCCGAGAATCTTGGCGGCTTCGGCCTCATCCTCGCGATTCAGGAAGACGATCTTCATATCGACCGCGATGTCGTAGAAGTAACCGAGCGCTACGAACTGGCTCATGGTGTCCGATATTAGGTGCTGCACGCTCACGCCCTGCGTCAAGGCCCTATCCCGCAGGGGCTGTGTCAGCGCCGGGTCAGTCGGCCACCGGATGACCATCTCGCCACCGTCGACTCCGGAGCCCGCCCCCACCGCTTCAATGATGTTCTCTTCCGAGTCCAGTTCTGGACTGATGTCGAGCAACCGATCTACGGCTCCCGACGACAAGATCATGGCGCCGGCGATCACCTGGCCGATGACCTCATTGACGAAGGCGTCGACCTTGTTCGCTGGCGGTGCGTCTCCCTCGACCATTTCAAGGATTTTGCCGAGCTGGGCTTCGTCTTTGAGTTCTACCGTGACTGGAACTTTAATGGACACTCGATGACTCCTTCGGCTCTTTGACGGTGAGGCTTTGGTCGATAACAGTGTCGGCGGTTTCGGCGCGAGTGATGTTGCCAATGGCGTCCACGGTGAGCGTGCCGCTGGAGAATGACGCTGCCGGAACCGACCCAGTATTTGTTATCCATCCATTTCCGTTACACGCATAGAGATGGCTCGCGTACTGGCTGGAATCCGGCACCAGCGCCCGAAAGTCCGCCGAGAACTGGATCTTCTCCCATCCGGCTATAGCCTTCCCGTTCTCTTGCGTATAGGTCTTGGCGACCTCAATCTTTACGTCTTCCCAGCGCTTCAGCGCGTCCTTATATTCGCGGTAGGCTTTGGCCAACTTCTGCGAGTCCGAACGCTCAACGATCATAATCTTGGCCTCTTGCGCGAAGCAGGGGCTCAGGGTTGCAAATAGCGCTATCAGGATGGTCTTCATTTTAGTTTCCTTAAAGGTCATCATAGTTCGGAATCCCCGCTTTAGCAACCTCTCGTTCTTCGAGTTGCTCCGGGTTGATCCTGGCCACGGCCTTGGTGCTTACTCCCTTGCGCCGGGCGCTGAGCATAATTGAACCGCACTTCTCGCATCTGACATTTGGTGGATTGCTCGGCCGCGGACACTCGTGGTGTTCGAACTTGAAGCCACACGATAGGCAGGTGAGATCGAAGTCTTTCTTCGGGCCTTCCTCCTGTTCGTCTCCAGGTTGAGGATTAGCCGGCCGAACATCGTACACCTGGTCGAGTTCGTGGGCGCAGTGCACTGAGATCATAGCCGCGATCAGTTCGTCGTCTTTGAATCCAGAACTGGCCTCTGCCTTCTTCTCGCTGTCTTCGTCTTTCTGAAACATCTTCATCTCTGTGAGTAGATTTGCGGAGCGCGGTATCCACGTTTGCTGGCGAAGTCTTCGGACTGCTTGGCCCCACAACTTAGGTTTAGAATCTCCTTGCGTGATCCAGTGCCACTTCGTTGTCATCACGTTAACGGAGTCCAGGCTTTTCCAGCGGTAAATATTCGGATAGGAGAATCTGATTCTGACGTCATCGGCGCACGTCTGGTAGGTGTTGTACTCGATACACACCATCGCCCAGTTGTACCATTTCCCCAATTGGACCACCGGTACAGCCAGGTCGTAGTGGTTGATTTCGTTAGAGCGCCAGGTGGCCGCCTGAACATCCGGGTTCAGCCCCTTGCCTATGCGATTGAGGACGATAACGGAGTAGTCGTGTTTGCCGCCCAAACCTTCAGCAACGTCGACGCCCTCGGAATATTCATGATCCTTCATCGGAATTTCCCAGATCTTCAGGGGAGCATCATCCCACCGATGATCTTCAGTGCACCACGTCTGAAAACAAACCGAGCCACATACTTGTCCTGTGATTGGATCTCTTTTCAGCTTGGTCATCGCATGGACTCTACCGTCCTTATCCAGGAAGCCCTGCATGATCGGATCACGCACGTTCTTCTCGACGAAGTCCAGGCAGTCAAGTGGGAATACCGGATCACCAGAAAGCTGAAAACATTCGTCAGCCGTGGCTGAGTTATGAGCCAGTATTCCGTTTGCTCCGAAGCATAACGCTTCCGGAACGGAGATGTCATACACGTCGGTCTCGCCAGCGGGCTCTACCGATTTGACCTCATCTTCCATGGGATTGCGCCCGGCCCAGTGCATGTTGCGCCCCGGTGGGCGCCTGCATCCGGATCGCTTTCTCGTGCTGATAAAACCAACCTCATCTTGGAAGAGATTTGAGGACGCCGAGTTGATGCGCAATTCGTTACCAAGATACTGATACTGCTTAAAGTTTTTTCGATTACCCCCAAGCTTGACTACCCTATTCACTACTGAGTTGATACCGAACCCCAACAGCAGTAACTGTATGTGGGCCATGAAATCTGAATACTTGGTAAAGAAGAGAGTTCTTGGAGCATCCTTTCCGGCGTGTCCGTCGCACTCGAAAAGACCGGATAGGAATTCCTTCACGATCCGCTTGGGACTTTTGAGAATCACGTCCGGGACTCTGACCTTTCGCTTCCATCCCTGACCGTTGTCGGTGTTCTGCAGTGCACCAAAAGCTTGAAGTATTTCGCGCCATCGTTTATCAAAAGATGTCACGAGTGTCATGCCCCCTCGTTTATAGGTATTGGGTATCCGGCCGATGATGCCAGCTATTAAGCGAGAGACGTCTTCAACTACATCTTGATCCTTATGGTCGCAGGCGATATGGACACAGTTCTGATTGAAACATCCGTCCCCCATGAAATAACCGAGGAAGCGAGCTACGTCCTCTGTTATCTCAATCGAGGATTCCACGGCTGGAACTGGATGCCATCTTAGGGTGACCATGCGTTCGGAGAAGCGAGGAGGAGAAAGCTTTATTCTGTCGCCAGGTTTCAATGCGTCGGCTCGCGCCCATGTTCCATCCACTAAGGCCATACCGTGGTCCGGCGTTACGTCAATCGTTCGACCGAATTTGGTGGTTACCTTGACTACTGGCTTCTTCCCCTTCGGAAACCATTTAGCCACCTTCCCGGTGTCCGTCCATTCGATACCGGCGGCGCTACGCAGTTCCAGAAATCCTTGTTCGCTGGAGATTAAGGCGTCTCCTGAAACACAAAGTTCCTGCTTCAGCTCTTTAACCGAGTCCGCGCCCTTGCGTTCGGCATTCTTCCGCTTCTTCTCCATGAAACGCAGTTGTTCATCGCTCAACACGTACGGGTGTAAGGTTCCGAGTTTACAGTGCGGGCATGTAGTTTCCGCCAGCGGCACGCCAAGTTCAAGCGATTCTCTCCACCTGCCGCACGCTTCGTTGTCGCAACGCACCCACTGGTTCTGGATCTGTTCGCGCATCAGGAGATCTGGCTTGCCCGGGCGCCATCCCATCGGAGGAGCTTCGACGCGAGTCTTCTCAAAGAAGAACGGAAGGAATATACAACGCCAGTCACAGTCCTCCCCGGCTTCGATGTTAGTTCTCCAGAGATCGTGGTAGTAGGTGCCAGCGCCCTTGGCCGTAGACTCGATGATGGCGAAGGTCATCGGAGACTTCTCGGCGAGCGCGTTACCAAGATCGCCGTCGATTGCTTCGCGCGCCACGCCCTGCTGCCATCCGCCCAACTCTGAAACGTGGAGAGCCGTCAGTCGGATTCCTTCACCGATGCCGCTGTACTGGCTGGCGGTTTGCAGTTCGATTCGGGAGTTCAATCCTGGGCGCACGCGGCGCTGGTTGACGTCGGGGTTATTGAAGAACAGACCTTCTTTGAATTCGCGGTTGGCTACGAGCGGCTTCAACCACCACGGCATCTGATCGTAGATGTGAAGCATGATCGAGAACAAATACTGGGTGCGTTTGATCTCGGGTCCCACCACCACGGCGTTGATGTTCGTGTTGAACATCGTGGACCAGGCGATCATCGCTTCGATGAGCGTGGAACAGTTGTGCGTCACCATCCCTTCCGCGATGAAGGTTCCCGTGCTCGTTCGGATGTCCACCATTCGGCGATCTCCGATGGGGGTCACTGACGATACCGTGTTGTATCCCTCGACGGCCGCACCTCCATTCGATCTAGCTAACTTGTCCCCGGACTGCAAGTGGAGCACGGTGGCCCAGTCGTCGTTCCGGAGGAACGGATGGTCGTCGCTAGCAATGAGCGGATTGCGATCTTCAAAGTCCACGCGGAATCCAGGCTTGGTCACTTCCCACCAGTCCAAAACCGTGGCTTGGCGAATCTTTCTGCCGCCGGATTCTGGCGAGAATTCATCGACCGATAGCAAAGTATCTCCGGGCCTCAGGTCCTTTATCGCAACCCACCGCATGTCATCCGTTAAGACTTTGGTCTCAGGATCGAGGCTGCCCAATTGTCTTGCTTTGAGTATTATGAACTTCTGCGCGAGCCCCATCGCGCGCACTTTCAAGATTTCTTCGAGGATCAACTCCTGCGATTCCCACAGCGAGAATAGTTGATCACCAGTATCTTTGTTGGTGATCATGAAATAGTTCTTTGCGGCGTAGACGAAGTCCGCCTGGCAACGCAGAGTCTCCTTCTCGATGAGATTCCAGTCTCCGGAACTGAGAGCGTCGAAGTCCCCGTATGAACTAGTGGGAGTGGTGATTAGGAATTTAGGCTGATCTAGGTATTCGATCAGTTCTACTATGCCGGTATCTCGCTTCCAGCGAGCTGTCGCCTGGAACTCACTCGATATCATCTGAGGCATTGACTGGCTCCATCCGCAGCGGAGGGCCTTCTTTAAGCCCTACGTCGATAACCCTATTCTGGCTCAGTGCTGAATTCCTGATGATGGATTCAAAGCTCCGGTGCGTAGCGTTATCCGCGGTCGCCGCGTTCACATTATTTTGGTTGACGCTGATACCAGGTCCGGACTTCAGGGCCTCAAACGTCTTCAGTGTGGTCTCGGCCGCCCGGATGTCACCGGTGTTCATCGCGTGCCGCAGCGTCTCCAGGGCCTCGGGGACCATGTGCGGTGCGTACGCTGCCAGCAGTTGGCTGACAAACCGCTTCATCCCGGAGACGGTGACCTTTTTCTTCGTCAGTAGCGGAGTCGTCACCGGCTGCAGACGGATACGGCCGCGCTTGACTGTCTTCAGATGCGAGCGCTTCTTGGCTTCTTCCGGAGTGAGGGGCTTGCCCTTGCTCACGAGGGGTCGAAGTCCCCCGTGAGATAGTCGCCGCTATTGTCGGCGTCCACGAAGTAATCTCCGAGGCGATAGGCGAGCGCCTGTTGCGAGTTGTCCAGGGTGAAGGTGTCACCAGGGTCCAGATAGAAGATCACGCCGAGTAGCGTGGTCTTGTTCATGGTTTGGAGCCCGACGTAGATCCGCCCGACGTTTCCAACTACGTTGCCGCTTGCGGTAGGGGACCTGAAGTCGATGCGTCGGGCTCGCGCCTCATCCATGTTATTGGAGAGTTTGATCGGGGTGGAACCAGAGATCTGCGTTGCGGTCGTGAGGTTGACGGGCACGCCCGACGTGGTGACTACACACATACCGAGGGGACACGGCCTGATGGGTACGTCCATGAAGGAACGATACTACTTAGTGGCCGTAGCGTCAAGTTCTGGATACTGCAGCGGTTCGTCCGCGTCCTTAAATTTCATCGGAGGAGCTTCGGCTCTACGCCTCGGATCGTTTATTGCGCTAGACATCGCTCGGTGCGCTCCGTAGAGATCCGGTCCGCTTGGGGCTTTCCCCTCGATCGTCGCCGGCCGCGCCTTGTACATCTCCGCCGCCTGTGCTTGGATCTGAAGCAGGACGTCTCCCACAATCGGGTACCCTTCTTCGACGTCTCCCACGCGGATGCCAACGCCGACCTCCATCGTCGAGTCCATCTTCGGGTGCTTGTAGCAGATCTTGGCCACCGACTCTTTCTCGTTCTTGCGGCCCTCGCCCTGGCAGGGGATGGCGTAAACCTTGCGGTCGAGGATGATCTCCTGGTCAATCCCCTTGGGATGCACTTTCAATTGCAGAGGGAAGCTGTTTACGATCCACCCCATGACGTCTTCTATCTTGACCTTCGTCGATCCGCCGCGCATGAAGACGCTGCGCACGCGTGGCTTGCGCGTTTCACTTACCGCACGGTCGATGTCGGAATCGCTGGATGCCAGGACTACGAGGTTGTCGGAAGGTGGCGGGGGTGGCGTGCGCGGAACCTGGACCGTCTTCACTACGATGGGTTCTGGCTCTGGTTCCGGCTCTGGCATCGGAGGAACGTCCGTGACGCCGGATTCTTGAACCGCGGCGGGGTTCGGCGGCGGAGGCATGGCCGACGAGTCCAGTTCTGGACTACCGGAGTTATTGGCAGGGACAGTGCCGTTCATGGACTTCTGCAGCTCCATCGCCATCTCGATCGCCATGAGCACGCTCTCGGTTACCTCTGGCACGGACTTGCCTTCTGAGCGCCGGATGCCCATGCGGATTGCGGAGGCCATTGTGTCGCGCGTCATAGGCGGAAGGTCTCATCCCGATATGCCTGTGCGACAGCAGCGCCTATAGTACCGTCACCAAATCCTTCACGGCTGGTGCGCCGCTCCTCAAGGATCTCCCTGGTGTCGGCCGCGAGCTTCTCGGGATTGAGGGTCATGACCGCTCGCTGCGCTCCCGGTGATCCCTGGACAGACACTTGCACGATAATCTTCCGCTGCTTGAAGATCGCCTTGAAGTGATCCCACCGCGAGATCCACACCGTGGTTGTGTTGTGAACGAAGGGATCGTGAATCGCTTGGGTCTTCACGATCTTGCCGTCGACCGTCACTTCTACCACAAACTGCTCAGTGCCTTCTTTCCCAAGTTGTACGTCCATACTACCCCTCCAGATTAAAATTCGAATACGCCCGCTGGCGCTTCAGTTCTAACTCTGACTCTTGCCGCGACAGACCATTCTCGTTCATGATCCTGGTCACCTCATCGTTATCCGCGATGTCATCGAAGTGCCCCTTGCCGGGAGTGTCCACCCCGAAGTTTAGGCGGGTGAAGGCCGTCACCGCGGACTCCAGCCCGAGTGTGGCCTTAACTTGCTCCTGCGCTACACCTAGCTGGCCCTTCAGAAACTTCTCGAAGGTGGCGACTGATTCACCCATCTGCTTCAGGAGTTCCATCGGCTTCTCGAAGTCGAGTGCGTTCTCCTGCATCTCTTTAAGACGCGCCTCCGTCTTGAACAGGAACCATACCAACCCCGCGAGTAACGCGGATGTGAGCAGCAGGACCAGGAGTATTGCGTAGACGGCGATGAGGATTGCTATTGGCATTATCTGTAGTCCTATTCTGTTGTGGAACTTGCATAGCATTCTGAAGGCACAAGGCCCGCAAGGCTCATCCCGAGCCCTTTGATGTTTAGCGCCGCGTTATGGTCTCGATCTAGCGATGCTCCGCAAACGCATACGTGCTGCCTGACGGCCAACGTCTTCGGCACGTTAGCCCCGCACTGTGAGCATCGAATCGAGGTCCCTTTGGGGTTTACTGGAACGGCCCACTTACCAGCGTATTCTGCTTTGTAAGTGATCTGCCAGATCAATTCTCCCCAGGCGGCGTCGAGGATGGATTTGGCCATGCGGCCGCGGACCATCCCCTTGATGTTCAATTTTTCAAAAGCAATAAGATCATAGGTACCCACTAGAATCTTAGAGACATGGTGCGTGAAGTTGCGTCTAGCATCGGCTGCGCGCTGGTGGACACGACGGAGTACTTCCTTCGCGCGTAGCCGATTCTTGGAATGGCGCTGCTTCCGCGCTAGCGCGCGATTCGCCGCTGCGATCCTTGCCTCATGCTTGCGCGTCCAGCGGGGGTTGTCGATCGACGTGCCGTCGCTCAGGGTGACGAAGTTGGTGAGGCCGAGGTCGATGCCGATAGGGTTGGAGATAGCGCACTTCTCGGGAGCCGGGCCGATGTCGCAACACAGCATAACGAGCCATTTCTTCCCTATTAGTTTAATGGTGGCTACCTTGGGTACACCATAAATCTGCTGGCTATTTTTAAAATTGCACCAACCCAGGTTAGGGATCTTAATGGACGACCCGCGAAACACGATATTTTTATCACCAAATGCGAATGACTTATACCGTGACTGCGATCTGAATCTTGGCGCGCCACATTTCCCTCCCAGTTTCAGTCGGCGAAAGAAATCCTTAAAGGCTCGGTCAACACGACGTAGTGGCTCTCTCTGTATCTCAACGCCAATAGAAGCGTACAGCGGATCCTTCCGTAGCTGCGTGAGTTGGCGGAATTGGTCGAACATCGTAACGCTTTTTCGCTGTAGCTTCCACGCCTCTTTGCGCTCCTGCAAGGCGGCGTTGTAGGTCTCGCAGGAGTCCGCGAGGATATACTCGAAGGCGGCGGCTTGGGGTTTTGTGGGACGGAGACGAAGAGTGAAGGTACGCAGCATACTTTTCGATTACTTAAAGTCTATCCCAAATTGGTTGACGGTAAGTGGCTGAGTCAAGTACACTGACACGCATGGAAGCAGCAACCGCAGAACAGCCACGGTCCGGAAGACCTCCGCTGCCAGAAACGAAACGACGGGCTCCGCTGTACGCCAAGGTCTCGCCCTCTACTTTGGAATTTCTTAATTCTCTGGGCGAGGACAATCTCGGCCGGGCCGTGGACAAGCTCGTCATACTTCACCGCCAACTACGGAAGCGTAAAGCTTAGGCGTACGACCTATCTTGCGCGCTGCCGCCGAGATCTCGATCTTTTCCCGCGCTATCTTTTCTCGCCCCTTCTGCGTTAGCTGAAACGACCCCCGCTCGACCATCAGATCAAAAGCCTTTTCGATCCTCTGGTAGAACGCCTGGCGCCGGATCTTCAATTCGTCCGCCATCTCCATGCCCGTCATCTCCGAACGGAAGAACTTGTCGGCCAGGCGGAAGTTGATGTCCCGCTGCCGGCGGCGAACAGGAGTCAACGTAGGAAGATCGCGGGGAACGCCGATGTATTTGTAGAGCTTCAACCGTACAAGTTTTTGCATCCGTCCTGGGGTGAAACGGTTCCCTTCTAGGATCTTAACGTCCTCGACACGCGGCGCCTGCTTGGGCTTGTCCTCGGTGATGTCCCGCTTGCAGTGCGGACACCACTGGACCTCCCGGTTGCGCTTAGGGTGCCAGCGCCATTTGCAGTGCGGGCAGCGCATCTTCAGTCGGGTAGAGACCTTCTTTACTCTCGCCAGTCTCTTCAGAACCTGCTTGTGATTTTCGAGGCTCAAGCCTTAGCTTCCTTCGCCGCCGGACCTTCGATGACCAACAATTGCACGCCATCCTTGCGCTTGACCGATACGCCCGTGCATTCCATGCTCATCTTCTTTTCGCCGCGCACCAGCACCACCTTGTGAGGCGTCTTCGGGATCAGGACCGGGATGTGCGAGCCGGACTCGAACGCGGACACAACATTCGGCCATTCGATGAAGCCGCTGTCGACCCAGGACTTGAAAGTATTGACCCGCTCATCGTTGTCGTCGCTAACAGGATCGGCCACGGCATCCGGGATCTTCGACTTCGGCTTGCGCTTGTGTGCGGTGACGTCCGTAGTGTTGTCGACGTTCGCCAGTTCGTAGCGAACTTCCTTCACGAGTTGCGGGCTCACGCCAACCATCTTGGCGATCGGGCGGTCCCCCTTACGCTTGAGAGTGGCGTTCTGTAGGATCATCACCACCGCATTCCTTTTGTCCGCGCGCGACAGCGGCAGACCGTGCTTACCGTTTCGCTCGCAGCTAAACTCGATGGCCTCGGCGATGGCGTCCCCGGATTCAGCTTCGTGGATGTTGACTTCGATCTTTAGGATCTCGCGCTCCTCGAAAGCAAGGATGCGATGCCAGCCGTCCGCCAGGATGATGCGCTCCTGCTTTACGCCCTCTACCTCTATCGTGTCGGTGAAGGCATCCACCGGGTCGAACTTAACTCCGCTTTCCATCGATTCGATGTACTGATCGATGGTCTGCTTTGAGACCTTAGTTCGAATCTGAATCTCAGCAAGGCGCTGGATGTCTTCGATCTTTACGAGTCTAGTTTCCAGTGGTGTTCTCCTCTTTGGCAGTCAGTGATTTGATGTAGTCGGCTAAGAATTTCATGGCTCGGGACTTGGCGGCGACCAAGGTATCCAGATAATCTTTTTGCTCAAGTATGCCTTCCCATGGCATGTTCAACCAGTCCACATCGATCGCTTCTCCGTAGTGAAGCAACTGCACCTTGAGCGCGGCGTCTCCCAACTTGGGGACCACGATGTAACCGGCTTCTTTGCGATCTTCTTTCCGGGCCAGGCACATCCCAACAAGATCTATATTATTGGGAGATGAGACATATCCCCGGAAGAATAGCTTGAAGTCTCCGATCACCAATTCCGGATCCTGGATGGAGGATGCACGGCAGGCGAAGTTAACGGCCTCAAGTATGGATTCACTGGTCTCGAACTCTGTCGCGCAGTGGGGACACTTAGTGGCAGGCATTAGTTAAGTCCTTTAGGAAATAGCATCGGCGTTGCAATCGCCGTCTTAGTGCTCGGGTAATCCAGGAACCCAAGCGTGCGCAGCTTAGACACCGAGTTGACGAATCCTTTGCTGGCGAGGTTGGTGTACCCAGACTTCGCCCCCAACTCCGTCCGCTCGATCTCATCCGGGTACGCGTCGATCAGAACGCGCAGGATCTTGCCGTGCGCCGGTCCCAGGGTGCTGATGATCTTTTGGTGCAGCTCGCGCAGCGACCGTGGCGACTCCACCGGGTTAGCGTGCTTGCGCCCTTCGCTGGTGAAGGAGACCGAATCGGAGTTCGGGTAGTCGATCAGGCCGGCCGTCCGCAGACTGCTCATGGAGTTCACAAACCCCTTGCTCGCCAAGTTCGTGTAGTCGGCCATTAACGCCACTTGCACGCGCGGCGGCTTGTCTACGCCGATGGCTTCCATCTCCGCGATGGCATCCAGGATCTTCTGCTCTACCGGGCGGAGGTGGCCGTTGGGGGATGCTCGTTCTTTGGAGGGTTCATTCCTGTGAACGTATTCCATTGATGGCGATAGTTTTGGTGCTGGCGGTATGATCGGTTCGTCCTTAGCCGCCGCTATGATCGAGTCCAGTTCTGGACTGCCGGATACGATCTCCGGGAAATTCTTCATACTCTGCTCGATTTCGTTATGTACCCGCAGGAGAGAGAAGCGGGCACCCTCAATCATCTCCACTGCGGACTTGCGGTAATTCCTAATTTGCTTACCGAGTTCCGCCTTCACCGACCGGGCGCCGCGCTCGAAGGCCTTATCAATATCGCCAGCGTAGTTCTTGGTGACAGTGGGTGGACCTGGCTTCGCGAGGAGTTCTTTCCGTAACTCAGCAATCTGCTTGCGGAGTTCCTTGGGATCGTCGGCCTTCTGCTTCTCAATAGTTTCCTGGATCTGCTTCGACAATTTACTCTTGTCGATCTCAGCGAATGCCTTAGGAGTGATGAGCTTCTGCCCGATCTTGGGAGTCGCGCCGCTATCGAAAGTGCTGCGCAGGTAGAAGTTCGCCTTCATGAACTTCCCCAGGAACGAAGGAGACCAGAAGTAGCCCACCCCGTTCGGGAGATCGGCCACATCCGCCATCATCTTGTTCCGCTCTTCCTGCGTGCCCTTAGCCTCAACCCACTCGTCGATGGCCCTGCGGTCATGCTTTCCGATAGTTCGTAGGCATATCAAAGTCTCGCACTGAGTACGCAGCGTAGTGCTGATCGGCGCCGGGCGTTGACCGATGATCGTCATACCTAAGCCGCGCGTGCGCCCAAGTCCGGTGATATCCTCCAAGGCTCCCAGGCATCGCGCAGCATCCGGCCCACGATCCTTAATAATCTGCGGAGCGAATCGCGCCACTTCATCGCAGAACACCATGAGGGGTTCGCGGTTTCGGTGATAGAGAGTCTCCGCGAAGGCGGTGACGAACTGGACTTGCTGGTATTTCCGCATCAACTTGAGGTCGAGGACGATTGGAACGCGGTTTTCGACAACAAAGTTGGCTACCACTTCTCCGGCCGTGGGCTCCAAGGGAACGTCAGCGTACTCTCCGCCGAACACGTATACCGGCAATCCTGGAGACTTACCGTCCGCCGAACTCTTCAGGCCATGCCAGCTACCGGTAGGGTCGATGATACACACGGGTTGACCGGCGCGTATGATCCCCTCGGCCATGACTGCTCCGACGTTGCTGTTGTGTGTAGGAATGCAGGCTCTACCGGCTAGGTACAGGTGACTTGGAGAATCAACCTGAATGCATTTTACCGGTACGCTATCGATTTGTTCGGCAGCAACTATCATGCGCTTGTTGTGGCGCCCGCGCTGACCTCTGTCGAACGATAATCGCTCTGCTTTCCGCCGGATTCGAAATATCTGATGATCTGGGACGAATCTTATTTCGTAACAGTCCTTGTGGCGCTTGCCGTTAAGTATGGCGACTTTTGTTCTTGTTCTATAAATACACCCGAGGGAGGATAGAAGGTCCTGGAAGCCGGTAGCCAGTGCGGAGCTGGTCGTGTAATAGCTACAACTATTTGAATTCTTTGGAACCGTGCCATCAGTATCCATCAGACCAGAAAGGAGAGCGCGCCGCTGTTCTATGCTGGCCCTAAGGTAGATACCAGGGATATGCTTGTTGGACACAAGGCCCATCTGCTTTAATTTGTACAGGAGAGAGTGAATGCGCCCAGCGCCACGAGTAGCGGCTTTACCGCTCACGTAATAGCCGGATGCAGCGCCCTTATACTGGACTCGCTTTGCGGTGAATCCAGCCGCGTCCAGTTGTTCCAAAACTTCTATATCGGCAGTGGTTATGACTGCGTTCGCAGAGGTTCCATCGCCGAGCCATAGGCCGAGGACATAAGGATCGATCGGGAGCGCCGCATCGGGGAGCATGAATGGCTTAGCCGCTTTGATGCTGTGGTTTAAATCGCCCCTTTTGCCCCACATTAGACTCGAAGCAATCTCCAGGGTGGTATTTATCGAAGGGAAGGATGTAACGACACACTGCGGTCGCTCCTGGAATTTTAGAGTGTCGTGCAAACGCTTACGGCCTTTTGCTCGCCTGTTATAAAAGCTTGCGCGGACTAATCCTGTTTCGGTAAGCCACTCGTGTTCGGCGTCAGCAACTATTTGCGATCCATCGGAAAACGTTATCCGAAAACACGGGCGCCCAACCTGTACTTCGGTAACGCCCACAACCAGGCATGGGTTCCCTTCTTCGTCGATGAGGAAGTCTCCAACGCTGGCCTCTATCATAGTCGTCCAACCAAATGGGGTCGGAAGCGGCGTATCTAGAGCGAGAGCTTTTCCGGAACCCCTGATTCCGAAGATCGCGAAGGTGTTGGTAATCGCCTCCAGTGGGAGCGAAAGACCGGGAGCGATATTGATGGTATGTTTCATTCTTAAAAAATTCAGGGAGCGGTCTCCCCCTAGTTGCAATCATCCTTTCGGATAAGTTATCCAGGGACCGCCCCCCTATCCTCCGCACGGACCGGTAAAGGTATACGGAGGAGCCAGCAGGTCATCGCTTTGGTCGAACAACCGGGATTGATTTCGGCCAATCCCTCGACCGCGGCTCTCTGCTAGAAGCTAAATTTGCTTCGTGAACCCGCTTGCGCGAGCTGCGTTTTCCTCGCCAGGGTTATCCACGATGAGGTTCCCGCGCTTGGCCGGAGTCGAATCCGCCAGAGTCTTCGGGAAACCGGGAGCCATCGGGCCTGTGCCCGTAGCTGGCCTCGATCCCGGGTTCGGATTCGGGTTCTGGTTCGGGTAACCGGCCTGGCCAGGGTTCGGGTTCTGATTACCGGGTTGGCCAGGGTTCTGGTTCGGGTAACCGGCGTTGTATCCAGGTGCACCGGGATTCGGTGCACCGGGGTTGTAACCAGGTTCCCCTGGGTTCGGTGATCCGGAATTGTAACCGGGCGTTCCGGGATTCGGGTAACCGGCGGCTCCAAACGGAGGTCTCACCGGATTGCCGGCCTGATCCAACGTCGGATTGCGGTCGGCTCTCATCGGATTGCCGGACGCATCGTATGCGGGCCTCGGCGGATTCGGGTCGGGGCTTAGCGGACGGCCCGCCTGATCAAATCCGGGTCTTGCCAGAACTCCGGCCTGATCCTGCCTTGACCTGGTGTTCGCCGCCTGGCCTGGGTTTTCCAGTTCCGCGATCGCCTCATCCAATTGATGAAGCTTCAGATCCACCACCGAGTTCCCAGGGAACTGCGAGTTTATGTCGTTCTTCAATTCCGCTATCCGATCCTTCAGGGATCGCATAGGAACTACTGTTGCTGATGACATAGTGCCTTCTTTCTGGACTCTTGGTCCACCTCAATTATTTCACTTTGAAAGATTCTGTGGAGCCCAGCCAGTTCTCGTAAACAGAATCTTACGTTATCCCGATTAAGTTGTCAATGCTTTTTCGGAAAGAATCTTCTCGACGCGCTCGCGGACGAACTTGGAGTTTCGCCTCCGCCTGTTCTTGAGTGCGTCGAGTAGAGCCCTGGCGCGCATCTCGGACGCCTCGCGTTCCCTCTTCGGGAGCCAGGGCTTCTCCAGGAACGGGCGCAGTTCTTCGCTGGCTGCGAGAGTTATGGCTTGTGCTTGGGTCATGCCTACCTCGGGTGAACGTATCCCCAACTGCCATTGCCTTCGGGGACGACATCGAATTGCCCTTGCAGGCGGATCAGGGCATCGGGAGTCCAGCTGCAGCCAACCTGCGCGCGGTAGGGATGCGGCCCTCCCTCGCCGATTGTGCCCTGGCAACTGGCCCATGTCCGCACGCCTGGGATTGTGTTCAGGTATTCCACCATATCGGCGATGCCCAAGTCGGCATCAATCCAGACCTGGACTGGGCGGGTTTCGTGGGGCAAGCTCATGCTTCTCTCCTGTATCTCCGGCACGCTTCTAGCCACTCGCTATAACATTTTTCCCGGTACCCGTCTTCGTCGATTCCGCCATCTGCAACCCATTCGTCGGCGGCTATCAATTGAGCGCGGGCGTGGCGAAGTTGTTCGAGAGGGTCAAGTCCTGTGATCACGCCGGTTTCTTTCTGAATTGTTCGGCGTTCGGGCAATCAGCAAAGTGCGAAAGCCCCGTCATTGAGTACGGATGCGGCGCCTTCCCTGGCATCTTCACCCAGCAGATAGGAGCGCGACAAGCCCGGCACTCGCCGGGATCGCTGATATTCTTCATGAGCCGCGCCATCACTTCGCGCTGAACCTCGACGCAGTCGCGCTCGGGCAGATGCGGAATACCGCAGCGCCCACACGGTGCGCGTTTTATTCCGCCGGTAGTTCCCATTTGATTTCCACCTTGCCTCTATACTTCTTATCTATTTTGGCGCTGGCCGCCTCGACGGCCGTACTGATCCTGGATACCTGGCGGCCGGCGAGAAGATCGGATCCCTTTGTGTTTCCGTTCACGACAAACGCTTGCAGTGTGCCCGTCACTCCAAGGGAATGTTTGTCGCGGCGCTCAACCCGGATAGTAGTCTCTGTTAAAATACTCCGCTTCCGCGGGCTCCATCTCTTCCGCCTCGCGGTAAAGCTTCGCCCAGTCCCGGCTAGCAATATGCGCCTCCCCGGGCGCACTACCGGCGACGGTAAATCCGCTGTCCCGATCCATCCGCGGCTCAACCTCTTCTATATTCGCCCCGGTTTTGATCCCCGGTTTCGCCGCCAATTCTGCCGCCGTTTTCCGCCCGTTCACCGCCGGCACATTCTCCGCGGCCACCACCGGCGCACCCAACTTCGCAGGCCCCTTCCCGGCCGCCGGCTCCTGTTCGAAAATGTCATCGTCTTCCGCTCGCTCCAACCCACCATAAGGTTGATCCGAAACCCCGCTCCGCATCCCCGCAATTGCTGCCGGTTCCGGATGCACACCCACGGCCGGCTTCGGCACCTTCCGCCCCGACGCTCTCGGCGCCGTCTCCTCCGCCATCGTTATTAATGCCCGCCTCGACCAGTCCGAAATTGTCCGCTCCACCCGCTTCGCCGCGGCCTCGATCGCATGGAACTCGTCATCATCAACCCTTAGTTGTATTACGTTGTCACGCGGCATTTGTAGTTCAATGTACCACATTGTATTGCAATGTACTACTCTTTTCTTTATTGTTTGTTGTTTCCTTTTTGAAAAGGGGCGGACGCGGGGCCGTCACCCCGCCGGCCCGGTGCCACCAACGGGGGCCACCCCCTGTGCCTTCCTAATCCCGCGCGCGTCGTCAACGGTATCGGTCTAAGCTCCTGATACCGGGCCGCTTCATGACGCGCGCGCGTTGCGCACAATGGCGCGGGTGACGCGCGCTCACACGTAGCGCGCGGGATACCTGTCCGTTGGCAATCTGGACACAATACCGGGACACACGCAAACTAAAAACAGAATGGAATCAACGGAGTAGAAAATAACACTTGACGGAATGAAACGGGATACTGCAAAATGGGAACCGCCGGAGGTTACGGCAGAACTGGAGAATGAATCTATGGCAGACAGAACGGTTAAGCAGGGCGAGAGGGAAAGCAGAGGGAGGACGGGAGGTTATAGCCATGAAACGTTGTGAGATGTGCTGGTCGCCTTTGAACGTGCGCCAGATGGCGAATGGGGGCTATCGGTGTAGTGTATGCCAGGATTCGATGTCAAGCCCGCTGCATACTTGGGCCTTGGAGCGCAATGCCGGTGCGGATCGGCGCGAAGTGCTGGGAACCATTGCCGCATGGGCTCTAATAGCCTTCGCGGTGTTCCTGTTCGCAGTGGCGTATCTGGCCGGTTAGCGGCACGCGCTAGGGGAGTCCAAGCACGTCCCAAGCCCCTACAATCCCCCTGCTAGGTTGCGCCTTCGGCGCAATGCCAGAATAGCGGAGAAACGCGTAAGGCGCAACCGTGACGGCTTCCCGCTACCTAGAATCCTCCGCCTGCCGTGCGATTGCGCTACGCTTGCCGGATGCAATCCCGAAGGCCTTCGGACAATAGCGAACCATTGCAAATTGGCCTAAGCACGTAACATATGCGGTCTAGGTTGACCGTGGCTAGGGATTCGGATACTCTGACCGTGGTCGAATTCCGCCATTGTACGATGTCGGAATGGGTCCGACGTGCGCGACGTGCGCGTTAGGGTATCGGGTCCAGAACTGGACTGCCGCTACCCGCGTGAGAGGCGACCAGGCGGCGAGCTGGCCGGCGCCTAACGTGTGTGCGTGGTCCCGGTGTGCGTGACGCGCTTGAAGGACATTCGGGTTCGCCCGGTGTGCTTCAAGGGCTACATGCCCACAGGAGAAACGCTATGGCAGATACGAAATCGGGTGATGGACGCGCTTGAGAGCGGCGAGGACTCGATGGGGTTCTGTGTCGAGTGCGGCGCGGAGGCGTATGGCGTCGAGCCCGATGCTCGCAAATACGAGTGTGAATCGTGCGGCGCCCGCGCGGTATACGGGGCCGAAGAATTGCTGCTGATGATGGCCTAAGGGGGATTATGAACGCACTCGAACTGAGCCAGCAGGAAGTCCAGAATTGGGAGCCTAAGACGCAGGCGCTTGCGAAGCTATTGGACGCCCACTTCGATGTCTTCAACGCGATGGAGGCAGCGAAGGGCAAGCGCCAACGGACACGCCTTCGGAAGGCGCTCGGCACGATCTACCGGGCCGCTGTTTACTTACGGGTGACCGCATGAGCTACGAAATCGAAATCACCGTGCAGGTATCCATCCCGGTTTCGCTGATATTCGACGCGAAGCCGACGCTGGCGGAGATGCGCAAGGCCGCGATAGAGAACTTCCTGGACCATCCCGCGATCAAGCCCGGCGCGGATGGCGAGCGCGATCACGATGTCGAGCTGTATCTGGACTACGTGGGGAATCTGGCCGACAAGTTGGATCTCACCCACGTATGCGAGGCGTGTGACGGCAAGGGTTGGGTACTAGCTGATGATCGGATCTATCGCTGCGAATCGTGCGAGGTATTCGACACGGACGCCGCTGCTGTCCGATACGTGGCTGAGAAAGCGGCAGGCGGCGTTCGATGACCGGCCGCATCGTAGCGGGCGTGATGGTGCTCTACATCATCGCGCTGCTGGCTGGGTCCAATCAGGGCAAGATGGGAATGGCTAGACCGGGTGTGATCCTGGTCACGCTGGCGGCGGCGCTCGCCGTGTTCTTCGGGTGTTTGGCTGCTTGCGGGAGGATTCTGTGACGACATCGACGAAGGCGCGTGTGGCGGTGTTGGAGGAATACTGGTGCGTGAAAGGCGACTCGCAGCGGTTCGAGACGACCCACAACGGCGAGATTGAGGCGCGTGCTCGGGAGCTGTATCCAACCGACGACGCGCTGAGAGCGGCGATCCTCGCGACCGGGCGCTGTTCTGAATGGCTGCTCGACAAGGGTCGTGTCCGGTTTCTGTGTTGGTCGGATACAATAGTGGCCCGTGTCGCGCGGCTACTATTCCTTGGTTCGGCGCAAAGCGCTGCGTCAGACTCTCTCGTTTTGGAACATCCATCAAAGTTGGACTTACGGCGCGTCTGCCATCGTTGGGGTGATTATGCTGCTATACAAGCCTGAGCTATCAATAGCTACCGTTGTGAGATTGGTCGAGGCGTCCACTCTCAGTTGGTGTATGGGATGGGCTGGGACTTTTGTCTTTAACCTCGTCCGCGCACCAAAGCTGCTCCACGATGAACTCGCGGGGGACCTCGCGATAGTGAAAGCCGAGCTAAAAGCAAAGTCGGCCAACCTGGATTTGACGATCCTGGAGGGGATCTTTGTCGATACTTCACCATTGCAATTACTCCTGCTGGTGCGGGCCGTTAACAAAGGTGTGCGCGTCACTGTCCGTGACTGGGAATTGCTACTAGATCCGGGCGGGTTTGCTCACTCACCCGCTCCGATACCGCATAGCTTGAAGGTTAAACGTGATTTCCCATCCGATGACGAGGAACCACTAGAAGCGATTCCACAAATTGATCGCATCGCTAGATCCACTGCGTTAGAAACTAATGTCGGAGTCGAGGGGTGGCTGCTTTTTGCCGTTCGCGGAAAGCTCTCCCTGGAACAAGCGATGGATTCTACTTTGACGCTGAAGGCACAAGACGACCTCGGCCAACCGCACGCCGTAACCGTTCGCAGGTCAGACTACATTCTGAGCACCGGAACAATCATTTAAAAAATAGGAGAAAAGATCATCATGTCCAAAGAATCATTGACTGTGACGAGCAAAGATCGTACACTAGACGTGGATATGGAATCGGGCCTCAAGAGGTTGCTTGACCGACGCGAAGCGTTGCGAAGGCAAAAACTCGCAGCCGATCAGGAATTGGAGGCCATCGACAGGGCTCTCAACATTATGGAGTTCAAAGTCGATGATCCCGACTTTGTTGAGATTGAGGATAAGTACCGAAAAGAGAAGCCGTTCAAAAGTTCATCTCTGGCTGAGGCGTGTTCGGCGATCATGTACGACTGTGCCTCATCCTCGATCCTGCCTATATGGTTGGACAAGAACGAAGTCGAGCACCTTCTGGAAGTGGGCGGGTACAGGTTCGGCAAGGGAGATGCGACAAACTCAATCGAAGTGACCTTGCGCCGTCTGGCGGCTGCTGGCAAGTGTGCTGTACAGAAGCGCGGGGGGCCTCACGGCAGTAAGTACAGCGCGAAGGGCGCAGAGGAAATAGAAGATGACGTAAATTCGAGGGCCACCAAGAAGTAGGTTTTGTGCGGGTGTGGCGAAACAGGCAAACGCAGCGGTCTTTAGAACCGCCGATCCGGCTGGGTCTTGTGGGTTCGAGTCCCGCCGCCCGCATTTCAAATTAACCGGCCCGCTGGTAGCTAGAAACTACCAACGGGCCTAAATCCACACAGCCGAAGCCGTAAGGACCTTTTCAACTCCATTATCGGCTTACCGGCTGTGAATCGCAAGAGGAGATTCACAGATGACGTGCCACAACTGCAAAACTAGCTGCGGGCGCTACGGGCGCGACCGCTACGGGCACCAGCGGTATCGCTGCCGTCAGTGCCATAAAACTTTCCAGGATGCGCGGGATAGGCCGCTGGAGGGCATGTACTTGCCTCTCCCGAAGGCTGAGAGCATTCTGAAACTCTTGGTGGAGGGGTGCTCGATCCGCAGTATTGAGCGGCTGACGGACGTGAACCGCGATACGATTCTTCGGCTCTTGGTCGTGGCCGGTGAAAAGTGCGACCGGCTTCTATCAGATCGGATTCGCGGCCTGGAAGTGTCGGACGTGCAAGCTGACGAAATTTGGGGATACGTGTGGTGCAAGGAAAAGAACCGGCCCACGGATAGCCCGTTCATTGGGGACAGCTATTGCTTCGTCGGAATCGAGCGGAACACCAAACTGATTTTGGCCTGGCACCTGGGACGGCGTACAGCGCAACATACGATGGAGTTTACAGAGAAACTTCGCGTGGCGACTAGCGGAAGATTTCAGATCACCACGGACGGGTGGCCGTCCTACAAGGATTGCGTTCCCTACAGCCTAGGCAAGCGCGTAGACTTCGCAACGCTGGTAAAGGTCTATAGATCCGACCGCGAAGGCGAAGCGCGTTACGCGCCACCAGAAGTGTCTGCCACGGTCATTACTCCGATCCATGGCAGACCCGATCAAGCCCGCGTGTGTACTTCGCACGTCGAGAGGCAGAACCTTTCGATCCGCATGGGAATGCGCCGCATGACGCGGCTGACGAATGCTTTTAGTAAAAAGTGGGAGAACCTGAAAGCCGCCTACGCGCTATGGTTCGCGTATTATGACTTTTGCCGGGTCCACCAAACCCTGCGGGTTACTCCCGCGATGGAAGCGGGCATAGCGGATCATGTGTGGGAGATTGGCGAATTGCTGGGGGCGGCTTCTTTATGAATCAAATCGGCGTACACAACAGGATCAACCACCCACCCCGAGACATCGGCAACACTTTTGGCAACACGAAGCCCGTATAATTTCACGAAGGTTAGGAATATGACTGTATCGACTGAAGATGCGCTGGGATTCCTGCGAATGCTCGTCAATAGCTCGTCTACGGTAGTCGCGATATTGGCGGGGGACTTCGGGAAGCTATACTTCCGATGCCGCGTCACCGAGGTAACCTCAGATGTATTAGTGTTGGACGATGATCCTGAAAACTTGGTCCCAGGGGACGCGCCCGATCAATCCTGGGAAATTTCAATAAACGCTGCCGTCGATTTTGCGTATGGTGACAAGCGAGAAGCCGCGCCCAAAGATCGCGACGAATTAGAGGAACCATTTGGCCCGATTCTTGGCGTCCTAACGATTCGCTTTCCTGGAGCGTCTCTCGTGATCGTCGAACACGCCGAATCTGATACGGAGACTTAACTTGCATCTGGCATACCTCAAGCGATAGAATCACGTTGGGTATACGAGATAGAGATTCAAGAGGGCCCGCCTGCCAGCGGGCCTTTTGCTTTGATGCTAGCATAGCTAGCAACATGCGCATCATTGCCCTAGCGCTTCTGCTCTTGGCCGTGGCATTCGCAAAAGAGAAGCCTGTCTATCCAAACCACGGAACGGTCGTTTCGATGAGAACCGAGCGCGAAACCCACGGTGGCGGAGTCTATACCGATCCGTACGGGAAGACTCATGGCGGCGTGGTCAGCACCCGCAAAATTCCCGTATTCACAATTCGCACTGAAAATATAGACTACGAGATTGAGGGACGGCGTGATCTTCCCGTCGACCAAGACGTACGCTTCAGGATCGACAATCGCCGCATCTACGTCCAGAATGGCGACAAAGAGGATCGGTACGATATTGTCGGCGAGGAAAAACGCTAACTTAACGCTCTGTTAGGACACTACCGAAGTGGCTTTATAATCCACTGAAAGCCATCAGTAAAAGTTATCTTGCAAACATGAACGTGGCCACCGATCCCCTCGCACCTTGGGTCAATCTGGAGTGCTTCTGGATCTTTGAGCGCTGCAACCACTTTTTGAGAGGTTTTTATCGCTTCGGACATCGTTTCGATTCCGTTTAGTCTAGCTCGATAAGCAGCCAGCGGCCCATGGCCCGTTACCCTATCGAGGATGTTAGCTACTTTTTCTGGGATCACTCCAAGCACTGTGCCAGATTTGAAGTCAGCCGATACTTCCGGCTCTTGTAGCCCATCGTTGAAGAACGTAAGGCGGACCCGTTTGGGCCGCCCATCATGGTAGCCTTCTAAAAAAATCATGGTCTCCTGAGGAGACGATTCAAAAGTGCTCAGTGCTTGTCTTGCCTGTTCCGGGAGCGGCCAAAGAATATCACGCAAGGCTTCAGCGTAGTGCCACAGACTTTTGTACCTACGGGCCGCCAAGACGTCCGTTGCCTGCAAGGTTTCATGGATGAAGTCAAACATTACTTCACCGCTGCCTCTTGGAGTGATCTTATCCGTTCCGGCGAAGGAATAGGCAAGTTCTCCCTGTGGATGGCTCACGGGGTGAATCTTCTGGACTGAATCGTTAACCACCGTCTTGGTTTCCATCTGGAGTTCCCGCCCATCTGCTGCGATTACGAATCCTTCCGGAGTGTAGATGCTGACAATGGCCGTTGGCATTGAAATAGGAAGTACTATAAGCCAATCATTGTAGAAAACCAATTTGTGCCTTCTTCCCGCTCGGCCATAATTTCAGGTAGACTGATAGCCGAGCATAGAAGAAAGGGCCTTGCGGTGCGTCACCACTCACGGGGCCGGAAGCTATGCGAAGATTCCGAAGGGTTGATCCTGCGGGACTTGCTTTGTCCTAAGTTTTATTCAGTCCTTTCGCTGCTTCTGCTGTAACAGCCAGATGAAGGCTCCTGTGAACATCGAAATGCCGAGCCACTCGGTAAGCAGGAGTTCGACGTTTAGGTTCGCCTTCGTTATTAGTTGATCTCCCCCGTCACGGACGGCCTTATACGGACGCCTAAATGTCCATCCGTATGCGTTGTACGGGGTCTCATCCAGGGGACTACATACATTTCCCCGGTCTAGCCGATCACTCCAGTGATCCCAAGTTTCATCTCCGCGCGGACTGCCACGGGCAGACCGAGTTTCGCACTCCCGGACGGCCCACGGCACATACAAGCACGTCGCCACAAGCAGTAGCAGGCCGATACCCAGTGCTATCTTTTGAAGAGTGTTGAGCAACAGGGATATCATATCCAAAAACTACTCGCCCCCACCAACACAGAAACCGGACACGACCGA